TTTCAAGGGCAGAAATGCCCACTATATGAATCAGGGTTCTGGTCGATTGATCTGGGAATGCCCGTCAGAGCAAATGGATAGAACTTAGACCAGCCTCCCAACTTTTGGGGAAGTTGGTCCTTGAAGCGAATAAGATTGCAGGAAGAAATACCGGCCTGGTTCAGCGTGGGGGTAAGGTCTGCCCTAACCCCCGGTATTAGCTTCAGCGGTACTTCAGGCATCAGGCGGCGCGGATCAAACGAATGCCACTAACAGTGCCCTGAGTTGTAGATTGCACAACCGTCGCGCTGTTGCTGTAGGTAACAGTAATATTCTGCGCTCTGGATGCTGAAGTGATAGCAACCCAGTCTGCCGCGCCCGCACCACTCCACGGATAATTTAGAGACCCGCTTGAGACGCCGGGAGCTGAAGCGATATTGCCAGCAGTTCTCGGTACGTTGCCACCCATGTCGACCGTGATTGTGTTGCTGCCAGACGATGTAAGAGAAGGTATTTGAGCCGCAGTAAGGGTGACGCCGTTATGTCCACCTGAGGAAAATCTGACATTGCCATCAATACCAGCTCCAGCAGTCGTCAATCGACCAGAACCCTGATTCATATAGTAGGCATTTCTGCCCTTGAAATCCGGCAATGTATTCCCGCCCAATTTCGAATTTAGATACGGATATGTTACCGCGCTAAACGATGATCCGTCACAGTTCAGGTACGGTGGAACCGTACAAGCAGTAATCCACGCTGGAGTCGTCGCATCGCATATATCAAGATAAGTGCCAACGGGGGGAAGATTGCGAAATTTGACGTTCACACCATCAATCAGAATATCTGCAGTCGTTCCCTGTTCCACCGCAATGACCTGACCAGATCCAATTGTGATCGTCGCGACAAATGAACCCGCGCTCTGGTTGTCAATCGTCCACCATCCCTGCACCGCAGG